CTTTGTACTTGGCTGGTTTTTTAATACAGCTGATTATATTGGGGCATTGAACCCTTCATACAACCTTAAACCTCTAGCCCGTTGGACTACGGTGACAAAAACAAAAGTTCAAACTGCTCAATGTACAGGTACTACCGCTAAATGGCAGTATACCGGGAATGATTATTCTGACCTTGAGGTCAGGAAGACGGTTAGTGTAACCCGAATCCCTGAAGTACATTTTAGCGCACTTCCAACATTTAAATTAAATTTAGATTGGAAGAAATGCATTGATTTAGTTATTATTGGTAGGAATCTAGTATCCTCAATTAAGGGTAATAGAAAGTTCTTACCACGATAACGTTAATCTCTAAAATTGGAGAGAATTATTATGAGTCAACCGAATGAAATAGAACTATCAGTTAACGAGGACATGGATGATGGCACAACTGCTACGATTTCTCATGTATATGGTCGGGATAATACAAATTTCCCAAATAAAACTGAGTATTACTCAGATGTTCATACACCTGAACTTCGTGATATGCTTGCCATTCAACGCGTCGATAGGAAAACTAACGGCAATTTCAGAGGCGTTAAGAAATCTTCTTTCAAATTTACGAAAGATTATACTGTGGATGGTGCGGATGGTCTCGCACAAATCATAGCACCCCAAATTATTGAGGTTAATTTCTCAATACCTATGGGAGTTTCTGCCGCTGACACTTTGGCTTTTAGAGCCCGAGTGAACGCCATGATAGAACAACTGGACATTATGTCCGACTTATGTGATAGACAAATCATATAATAGAACATAAAAGGAGTAAGATATGAAATGTATTGTACCTTCTACAAAAGACGTGTCAGATAGGGTTAAACCTAAAAGACAGAAGCCAGTTCGTGTAAAGACCAACTTATGGTGCAGCTCACAACGTCTAAATAAAAAACAGACTAAGCTGTACCATTTGAACTTACCACAATCTTATCCGTGGAGAGTTCTTTGGAATTTACAAAAAGACCTATCGGAGTTCCTTACACCTAAAGAGAACGCATTAATACTACGGATCATAAGATCTCGGAGTATTAGTGACTATCTTGATTTAGAAAGGATCTGGGGGCTACAGAGTATACCCTCTGATGGTATTTGCATGTTTAGTAATTATACTGCAAAGTACCAACTCGCGTCACTTCTGAAAAAGTTTCAATTTGCTACGTCTCTTGATGAGAGAAGAACTACAGCTATTAAGAAATTTAAGGCTGCAGAAAACTCTTGTCGTATAATGAACCAATTCGGTACATTAAAAGGAACGTATTTATGCAAAGATGATTTGTCTGTGTATAGTTATGCACAGAACTTTATTAAGAATGTCATTGGGGAGAAATTACCCAGCATTGACGAGTTGACTGATAAGGCAAGGCATGGTCCAGGGGCAACACTTAACACGAAAGGTGGCATGACGAGTAGTTTTTTTAAATACTCTGAATGGCCGTATACCTGTACTGTTGGTGCTCTGGAAGCAGCGAAAACCCTAATACTTACAGATGAACGTTGGTTCGATTCACTTCTAACTAGTTATTGCCAGAAAAATGGCATTATTGGTACATCATTTTTTATTGATGGATCGATTCATTACGCTTTCTGCGATAATGAGTTTGATTGGAAACTGTTTTGGTCCAGTGTTTTTGAAGTAGTAGAAGGCAATCGTATCACCTTCGTAGAAAAGAACGCTAAAACTTTGCGTTCAATTGCAATTGAACCAACAATGAACTTGGCGCTTCAACTTGGAGTTGATGGCTTTGTCCGAACGCGTCTGAAACGCTTCGACATTGACCTTGATTCCCAACAGAAGAACCAGGTGTTGGCTAGACTTGGATCTATGTACGGTGATTACTGTACTATAGATTTGGCAGCTGCGTCCGATACTATCTCTTTGGAGATATGTCAACGTTTGCTTCCTGACGAGTGGTTTAACTACCTTATAGCACTTAGATCCCACAAAGGGTTGCTAGGCGAGGAGGTTATCTCTTACGAGAAACTTTCTTCTATGGGGAACGGTTATACCTTTGCG